GTCTTTTCTTCATTTTCCTTTATCCATTCCTCGACCTCCTCTGAACATAGGCCACGATGTGACTGGAGGAGTTCTCCAATCTGCATTAAAATATAAGCTTTTGACTTCATTCTACTTTATAGAGAATGTTTTTCTATTGAGAGAAGTCACACACGAATAAAACTCTGGATTTTTGACAACGTTATCAACAATGCGTCTCCACTGTTTGCGTGTATTAAACTCCTCGAGGGTATCAAAACTCATATAGTCATTCTCATCGTAGGTCTTTTTTATGGGTTGTTTATTAATCTTTTTAAGGTTTGTCTTCTGCTTCTCTTCATAAAACTTCTTGACGAGCGCCTGTTGTTGTGAACGAGTGTAGTCTACGAAGAAGACATACACATTATACTCCAAGTCGACAGTGGGGCTTTCCTTCACTGTGAACTTGAACTCTGTATACTCACCACTCTTGAGGGCAACCACACCACGGGTCTCTTCCTCCAATTCCCGAAGGGCACAACGGAGGGGGTTAAAGATCTCCCTCCGTCTACACCCCCCTGTCACAAATATCCAATCCTTGAACCTCCGATCCCTCACCGTGAGAAATCGGGGCTTGTCGTCAGCAAAGCTGACCGGTATCGCTATAGCTTTGTATTTTTTCATTGCGCATTCGCAAGTTATAATAAGTGGATATGTTTATTCCTTCTTCTTTTCTTCGGTGACTTCATCGTCCTTTTCGGCAACTGGTGCGGGCATGGGCACGGGTTCGGGGGCACTGAGACGCTGGACTACGTGGGCTGAGAAGTTCTTGAGATTTTCAACATCTTGTTTGGCCTTATTCATCTCTCTGAAGAGAAAGATAATACCAGCGATTGCGACAATCGTGGCAATCATCATGAGGGTTTCGCGGTCCATTTGAATCATTATAGGTTACTGTCGACCCTTTCTTTTAAGTAAGGACGCCCATATTGGTTCTGCCTGATGGTGGACACTCATATGGACTTTGGGCAAATTGTACGGCTTCGTAATGCGTAGGTTCACAGGACTTTTGGGTCGATGGTGTTGGTAGACCAACATACTTTTCAAGTGTCCTGGATTTGGGATCGTACGTCAATACAAAAACGATGGCGAGGAGAAAGATTATCTTCCACATTGCGGGTTATTAATTAGTTAGAATATAAAAGGCCGCCCATACCATTCTCAACACGGAGAATGTTATAGTTCACGGCATAGATGTCGTCATCGCAGTCGCGGGTATCATTCACGATACGGGCTGAGTCGAGACGAGAGAAGTTGAGAGAACCAGTGGGTTGGAGCTTACCAGTGTCCAAGCAGAATGGGTACACAAAGAGGGTCTTGACGGTCGCTGGCTTGGCGGCGTTGGTTGTGTTGAAATAGAGTGGGACGTGGGAGAAGTTTGGATCGGCAAACTTGTAATCGGCCACATCGGTACCGTTAATTTGGAGCTTGAGCTTGTTGTCGTCGTTGAGGATTTCGAGAGCCGTCGCCTTACCCGCCGCGAGGTACTTCACTGGGTGGTTGAAGTTGAGCTCCTGGATCTTGGTGAGGGAGGCCGTCGCCTTTTGAACTTGGGTGATGATCATATTTTGTGGGTTGGAGGCGAAGAACTCACGCTCTTGGGTATCCAAGTACACGTAGTTGGCATACACGTCCCACTTGTCAGTGGCCGCCGCTGAGCCCCAAGTAATGCGAAGTTCCACATCGTGGTACTGGAGGGCAATGAGGGGGAGGGCAGTTTGGAGGTTTTCGCAGAAAGCGAAGCGGAGTGGGTAGAAACGGGAAGCAGTGGCGCCACCGAAAAGGTCACCAGAAACCGACTTGGAGGAGTTTGTGGCTGAGAGCACTGGGGCAATGAGAGTAGAGTACGTGGAGTCCTGGTCATCAATGACTTGACCACCCACAAGGAGTTCAACCTTAGCAATCTTGGTACGCCATTGAGCAGCGCTGTATCCCTGGGTGGCAGAGCCGTCATTTGGGACGAGGTACACATAGCTGAGGAGATCCCCCTTGCGTTCAAAGCGAACAGTGGACATACCCCCATTGGACACATTCCCCTGGATCACTTGGCGTTCCACGGTCTGGGAGAAGTTTGTGTGTCGCTTGTAGGTAGAGCGGAAAAAGCTAATTTCGGGTGAGCCGACAAGGTGCGCATCCTGAGCACCGACAGCCACGAGTTGGGCAATACCACCAGACATTTTATAGTATAGTGAGAGTTTTTTTTAAGCTTGGCAAGGTCTGAGACTTAACAAAGGTTAGATACGGATCTTATCAAATTGGTGTTTGATAAGGTCTTTTTTATGTACGAGTGACTGCGTCGCTCGGGACAATCAACGAAGTTGTTTGGAACTTTAGACTAACTTTGCCGACACAAGCGCCGCCTTGTAAGAACCGCGATCCACAAGGGTGTACACAGGTTCCGTTTCGCCCGTCTCTTCCCAAACGATTTGACCGTTTTCATCGAGGACATCGACGAGCTCCTCGACGATGATTTCTTCATCGTGTTCTGGAATTGGGTTTTTGGATTTGGTGGTGGTGACAACGAACCAACGTTGTCTGGTACCCAATGTGTATGTTGCCTTTTCTTCGTCACTGAGTTTATCATATTACCAATCACATTCTAAATTAATTAGTTGGATTTTCCAAAACTTTAATTCGTTCATGGAGTTCCTGAATTGATTTAATAAGATATGATATAAGGTCTGTGTAGCTTACACTCGCCTCAGTCGTTCCCCATCCAGCGGCGTCGTAATCAGGGTCTTGTTGGATGTCATCTGTTTCCGAGACGGGTTTCTCTTCTGCCGGTGACGCATCGTCGGCTATATTAACGACATACTTCAATTCTGGAACATCATACCAAATGTCTTGTGCAATGAGACCCGCTTCCTTGCGTGTGTCTTTAGATAAGGTTCGTCTTATCCAAGGGTGTGTTTCTTTTGTAGCCAATGTATTCCTCTTGTATTCAGAACGATCTACCCAAGTCTCCATGGTTTTATCATATATTAAACCATCTGCATTCACGTTAGAGTATTCTTCGTCCGTTATTTCATCATATGTAAATGTATGTTTGTCGTATGTCTGAGGCTTTAATTTAAGTAGTGTTTCTGTGGCATTTGTAATTAAGGACTCGCCGGTCTTGATACGGTCATCTGAGAATGTAGCTTCAGCGTTACGATAAAGGGTTTGAAAGTAACCAGCATTGAAGCGATAGTTTGAAAATCCAAACCACATTTGGTTGTCAATTGCACTTATTGTACCTGAACTATATTTGGCTGGATATATAAGGGGAACGCTATAAACCTCGGCAAATTGAAAACCGGCATTGTTGTTACTCGGTCGGCCAATTTTAGCACATCTGACGATGCCCCCTGTCCCAAAGTTCCCACTGGCCCCTATGATGTCACCTGTGGCATATATGTCACCCGAGACGTCCAACCTGTACGCAGGATTCGTCTTCCCAACCCCGACGTTGCCCCCCGTTGTAACTCGTATTTTCTCGCCATTATTAGTAACTATACGTAAGTCATCATTAGTTGCTGTACCAAACCATGGTGAGTTTGCATCCGTTCCCATAACCAGCTCTCTACCATCAGGATCACGTACTCTTACCTTCTGACCACTACCGTAAATATCAAGTAATCCTCCTGACGGGTTGTTCGTCCCAATACCAACTTCACCCGCTGAATCAATCCGAAGTCGTTCAAGGCCACTTGTCCCAATGACATACGTATCATTACCTGGAAACCCAAAATATGTATTGGTATCACCCGCGTGTTTAATGTATGCAGGCATAGTAGCATTTGAAGAGCTTATGTTGGCGGCTGAACCGTTAACATTTATACTCCACGTCCCCGATGCATTACCACCAGTTCTAGTGGGGACGTTGAGGTACGTTCGTATGGCAGCCGTGTCGCTACAGAAACGTATGTAATTATTGGTGCTATTATTGACTCTATATGCCATCGCACCACTTATCGAAGTTTCATTCGCGTAGTTTGGTCTTACTAAACGACAATTTATATCAGCACTCGTATCTCTCTGGGCAATTGTGCTGGCAGTAGCAGCGGTAGCGGCTGTGATTGTCGCAGAATTTGCCTGACCTGTTATGGTTCCAGCAGTCGTTGCGTAGCCCGCGTTGGTGGCGGAACCCGCAGTGGTTGCGTAGGCCGCGTTACCAGTGACGTTACCAGAGACGTTACCACTAAATGAGGTTGCAGTCACACCTCCTCTAAATTCCCAGTTGTTGCTATTATACAGGTTCCTCGCCGTCCAGTTATACACCCCATTGTCAACCCTGTACAGAGCAATATAATCTTCACCAGCTCCGGTACTCGTTGGTGAATTATCACCATTGTATTCTATACCACCCCCATATGTACTTGATTGTCCAACGAACAGACGCCCGGTTCCTTGAGCGACGCCATACGCTGCTAAAGTTGCAACTTTAGTATCCGGGGCTTTGGCTAATATAGTGATATTATCACTTGTAGATTCTGCCGTGAGGTCATCACTAACTCTCGCAGTTCCATTGACGTCCAACTTGTAGGTTGGATCGTTCGTCCCGATGCCGACGTCACCCGCTGAATCAATCCGAAATCGTTCAACGTTATTTGTCGTAATGACATACGTATCATTACCTGGAAACCCAAAGTATGTATTGGTATCACTCGCGTGTTTAATGTATTGGGGCATAGTAGCATTTGAAGTGCTTATGTTGCCAGCTGAACCCGCGCTGTTTGCGTAGCCCGCATTGGTGGCGGAACCCGCACTGGTCGCGTAGGCTGCGTTACCCGAAACATTACCCGAAACATTACCCGTTAGGTTACCAGTAATTGCCCCAGTGAATCTCGCTGTACCCGTGACGTCTAGGGTGTACGCTGGTGCGTTCGTCCCCACCCCCAACCTTGAATTGACCCGATCCCAATGAAGCCCACTGGCTGAGGTGAGGGGCTTCCCACCCATCACGAAGTCACCATCGTTGGGTACCGTCGCAGTCGTCGCCGTGAGGGCGCCTGTATTGACCGTACCATTGACGTCCAACTTGTACACGGGGTTGTTCGTCCCGATGCCGACGTCACCCGCTGAATCA